TTATAAATTTACTTCTGTTCCTTCTAAAAATTTTATAGTAATACTCCCATCCTCACCAAGAGTTACTTTCTCAAGTACGTGGCACATCTTTCTTCCATTGAATACTTCCTGATCACTATCAAGCATCTCCTCCAATTGCGTCGCTTGGTACTTCTCCAACTTTTGTTCTTCGCTAAAGTTATCCCACTTCTCTTGCAGCTTTTCTTTATTTTCCCTTAGAATTTCTAAGGCTCTAAGGAAAGATTGCTGCAGTGTTTCTTCATCAATATGGCGATTGGCGCACCCCTGAATTCCTTTTACCTTATATCGGTTATTGCACTGCCAGACTGGTCTCTTGCCCCTACTGGTCGTCCAGTTCTTTCTGCCAAATAGACCTCCGCATTCCTTACAGAATACTTTGCATGTGAATGGATTTTGTTCGCACTGGATAATGTAAAAATTGATGTGATTATCCTGCCTATACTGATTTCTTCGCTCTACCTCAAGCTGAACCAAGTCCCATTCTTCCTTATTAATAATAGCCTCATGGTTGCCTTCGATATAGTATTGATTCACCTGTCCTAGGTTCACACTGCGCCTCTTGGTCAGAAAATCAACCGTATAGGTTTTCTGTAAGAGTGCATCTCCCATGTACTTCTCATTTTGAAGCATTCTTTGAATGGTAGTGGGATACCAGTTAGCTTTCCCATTCCATCCTGGAACCCCTTCTTCTTTTAGACTTCTCGCTATACTTTCTGGTGTTTCTCCTTGTAAAAAATCCCGAAAGATTCGTCTGACAATCTTGGCTTGCTCCTCATTGATAACTAGATTTCCATTCTCACCCTTATCGTAGCCTACAAACTTGGTTGTGTTAACTCTTATTTCGCCCCGTTCGAACTTCTTTCGAATCCCCCAGGTCGCATTCTCTGAAATAGAGCGGGATTCATCTTGGGCCAAGGAAGAAAGAATAGTCAAGAGCACCTCTCCTTTGGCATCTAAACTGTCAATATTCTCCTTTTCAAAGGTAATTCCAATTCCAAATCCCTTTAATTCCCGGACATATTTCAAGCAGTCCAGCGTGTTCCTAGAAAAACGGCTAATGGATTTCACAATGATTCTATCTACTTTCCCTTTTCGGCAGTCAGCTATCAACCGATTAAACTCTGTGCGTTTCTTGGTATTAGTTCCTGAAATCCCCTCATCCGCATAAATATCAACCAACTCGTAGAGAGGATTTTGACGAATATACTCTTTGTAATACCGAACCTGGTTCTCATAGCTTGATAGCTGTTCGTCTTGGTCGGTGGACACTCGGCAGTAAGCCGCCATCCGGATTTTCTGAATGTGCTGCTTCTGCTCGACTTGTATCGCTTTCTTTGCTGGAATAACTGTAATATTTTTTGCCACCGATGTTCTCCTCCTTTACTACTGTGGGTTCATGGATATTCCAATCCTGTACTGCACCGTCTGGCACGCGCATACCGATGCAGGCGACCTTCCCTTCTCGGATGTACTTGCTACAGACCCATACAACCTTTCCTTTGTAATACTTCTGCCGTTTTAAAGTAGAGCCACAATGCTCGCATTTCAATAAACCGCTCAAAGGATATCGTCGATTGTAATCAATGCTTAGCTTTGCCTTTCGATTCTGTTTCAGACGCTTTTGAACGGCTTCCCAATCTTCTCTGGACACAATGGCTTCATGGTTATCCGTAATCAGGTACTGTTGCACCTGACCTTGGTTGAGACGTTGCTTGGCCTTGATTTCCGCAAAATAGTATTTTTGCAGGATTGCATCCCCCTTATACTTCTCGTTTTTTAGAATATTGGTAATAGTACTTGAATACCATTTCCCACCGTCTACCGTAGAAACTTTCTCTTCATTAAATAGCTTTGCGATGACATGAACTCCCATATCAGATAAATAAAGGTTATAAATCCGTTTGACGATTTTAGCTTCCTCAGGATTGATGATTAACTCACCGTTCTCATCCTTGTCATAGCCTAAGAAGCGCTTAGTGTTAATCACCAGCTCTCCTCGCTGGAACTTATTCTGAATAGCCCACCGTTGGTTTTCACTCATGTTGCGCAGTTCTTCTTCTGCGTAGCTGGCAAGAACCGTAAGCATGATTTCACCCTCATTTGACAAGGTATGGAGATTTTGTTCTTCAAAGAAGATATCCACTTGAATAGTTTTCAGTTCCCGGCTTACTGCAAGCAATAACTCAGTGTTTCTGGCAAAGCGAGAAATGGACTTTGTATGAATGACATCAATTTTCCCGGCCCTGCAATCCTCCAGCATCTGCTGAAAGCCTGGACGCTTGGCCAGTTTGCCTGAAATCCCCTGATCATAATACACTCCGATGAACTCGACATCTTTTTTATTTTGATAGAAATGATTATAGTAGGATTGCTGATTAGTGAGGGAGTCCTGCTGTTTTTCTGTCATGGTTGAAACCCGCGCATAGGCACAAACTCTTATCTTTTCTGGCTTCATTCCACTCTCCTTTCTTCCTTACTATATATCACTCTAAAGGCCAAATTTATCAAGTATTCAGCCCACTCATTCAAGCATTTTTCTAGTTGAAATGCTGTCTATGTAAAAGGCCTGCATGGACAACCACACAGACCTCGATGGATTATTCAATTCGTAACACTTGACCGGGATAAATCAAATCCGGATTTTCAATTCCATTGATAGCCGCTAAGTGCTGGTAATTCGTGCCGTACATAGCTGCAATAGCGGAAAGCGTATCTCCGTTTTCAACGGTATAGGTTGTAGTACTGGATGCTTGAGCACTTCCCGTAACCTGCAAAACTTGCCCCGGATAAATCAAGTCAGGATTGGTAATCCCATTGATAGCCGCTAATTCCTGGTAACTTGTTCCATAAAGAGCCGCAATAGCTGATAGGGTATCCCCCTCTTGAACCGTGTAAGTCCCAGTCGAAACTGGGGCTGTTGCTTGTTGTGGCAGTTCTGATCGAAGTTCTGGTACCTGTCCGGTATAAACAGAACGCAAATCCCGATACATATAATTGGAATCTACTCGGCCACTGATACCACCAACAATTCCGTCACTGGTAAACTGCCAAATGTCTGTCGGTACCGCACAAGCCTCCACTTGCCACTGGGCCACCCAGTTGGTATAGCGGGACAAGTCACCCATATTCTGGAACCAGTACAGGCTTGCATACACGCCAGCCCAGTAACCAGCGGTTTCTACATTGTCACAAAACAGTCGGCAAATAACCGTAGAAGTGTCCCAACTCACACCACCGTTGTTGGCTTTCCAACCGTCCGCATCCTCCATATCAATGTAGAGCGGCATAGAAGGATGGAATTGACGAGCAAAGTTCAAAAAGGCATTGACCTCAGCTTGTGCTTCTCCCAAATTTCGAGCATAACTATAATGGTAGAAACCGTATGGAATGCCAACTCGTTCACATTCAGATGCGTTTCGCCGTGCTCGTAAATCTTCCGCAAAACTGCCCCAGGACGAACGAATAATGACAAAGTCAACATTGCTCTTCAACTGATCAAAGTCAATAAAACCATTGTGTTCACTGATATCTACTCCAAATAATGCCATCTTATTTTTCCTCCGATTTTAATTGTTCCAAGGTCTGCTTGAGTTTATCAGGAACCGGCAGACCAATCCGAGCCGCATTTTCAATGATGCTGAGACCTTCATTAGACAGGTAATAAAAGATAACCGCTGTGCGGATGATGCCTCCCTGTTTCAAGATATGAGTATCAATAATCTGCCCCATAGCCACTAGCATCAAAATGACAACTTTTTTAAACAGTCCTCGAAAACCAACTGCACTGGATAGCTTCTTTTCAACAACTGCTGCCATCAATCCACTGATATAATCAATAGATATAAAGACAATCAAGGCAAAAATAAAACCATCCCAATCGCCAAAGACACTTCCTAAAAGTCCTCCTACCGTAGTAAATAGGACTTTATTCGCAAAAACTAACTGCTTCATGATGCATTTTCCTTTCTATGCGGTTCACTCCAGTCGGGATTTCCCTTTTCATCAAATTGCATGATATAAAAGTTTTTATGAAATAACTCAGACAAATTAATGGTAGGGACTGTCGCACCCCACTGAGTCAAAGCTCCCACTGTTTCGACTTCCATCAACTGACGTCGACCTTCTTTAATCACGGGACGCTTTTGTACTTCTCGGTACATATAAAAATCTTCCCCCTCATTTTTGCAGCGAATGAACTCACCATTCTCGCGCATATAAGTGAGTGCCGCCACCAAATCAAAAGGTTCTATAATTCTACTTAGATCAGGTAGCAATTCCTTTTCTTCCATCTTTCTTTCCTCCATCTATTTTTAATGGTGTAGTTGCTTCTTTGAGTTCAGCTTCCAATTCCTCTTTCTTCTGAAGGAGAACTTGGTAAGCTTCCTCTTTTTGAGTCAATTGAATGGCTAAAAGGTTCTTCGATGTCACCTCATCAGCCAGTTTTCTGCTCAGCTCTTCAATGGTTAAACGAAGAGCCTGATTGATTTCTTCTGGTTTCATTTGTTCCCTTTCTTATAAGCGTCCCACTAAGCTTCTGGTATCCCACCAAGCTGGATGCCCTTCACCATGATTAGCCCGATACTCATAAAGTGCTCCAATGCTATTAGACAAGCGTTGGAGAATCTCATGGAGTGAGACATAATTTCCGCTTGTATCTAAATAAAGCCAAACGTCCCCAACATTAATAGTCGAGTCTCGTCTATCCTGTTTTCTGCTTGGACGAAGCTGAAGCTTTCCTGTTGTTGTCATAACCCAACCATCTTTATTATCATAGGCAGAACTGGCAAAGGACAATTCATCTCCAACTACATCAAGTGAGTCAACATTAACCCCATTCCAAGCCCGAATACCTACAAAGCCACCATCATTAGAGCTTTCATTGCCATAGCGATTAGACCCAATGACCGTCACACCAGCCCTTCCCTTACCATCGACATTTCCTGTCGCAAACTTAATGAACTGGGTTGGATAACCAGCTAGAACTCGTTTCAAGGCAGCTTGGTCTGTATAATACAAAATTTGACCCGCATTGAGACTGATTTCCATAGCTCGGTTAATGGCTGTTAGGATACCACCTGATATCTTGTTCGCAGATAAAGTTACAGACTGCACCTGGCTGATGAAGGCATGCTTTGAGAAAAGTTTCCTCAAGTAAGCTTCGGTCGCAGATAACTTGTTAAACAAGGCATCATCTACTTTCAGTTTCTCAGCCGTTACTGCTTCTGCACTTAAGATTGCGGTGGTGACTGATCCCGATTCAAAGTTGGCTGTCTTTAACTTATCCACCATAGCAGACTTAATCACAGCATGGTCAATTAAAGTTTGTCCTGTGATATGAGTGAGTCTACCATGGATATGATTTACTCCATTCGCTAAAAGATTCAAACTGTTTAATACTGCCCCACTTGAAGTCAAATGCTGAACCGACCAACTGTTTGCGAGCTGAGTTTGAACAGTGGAAACTCTCTGGGTCAAATCCGTCACCTTGGTCACATAGGAAGAATCTGTCAGGACAATTTGGGCCAAGTTATGTTTGACACTGTCTTCCTTTGAGCCAATGAGCCGTGAGTACAGATTAACTGTTTCCTTAACCTTTTGAAAGTCACTGCTGCTGGTTTTGCCATTGACTGCCTGTATGATTTCTGAAAAACGTCCCTCCACTGTTTGAGAATAGGAGGCAATCTTGGTTTCTGTATACTGCCGGTCATCCTCTGGAGCTGGACTCGGTGTCGTCGCAATTGTCCCATCTTCCAATTGTGGATCTCGAATATAAAGAACATCACCAACAAGCCAGCCATTTGAATAACAGACCCAGGACCAATATCTCTCAAACTTAACGGTAAAAGAGTGAACAAACCGATGCCATTCAGTTTGAAGTGTCACGGTCGAAACACCACCTGTCTCAAAACCAAACCGAACAACTACCGACCGACTCGCTTTCATGTCGGCCGAATAGACCATTTTCTTCCCTTGCCATTCAGCCCCCCTTAAATCAAAAATGGGCTTATGAAAGCCACCATTCCCTGCTTTGGTACAAGTAGCTTTGAGATAGTATCCACTTTTGGCATTCGTATCCGGTACCCTTTCAAACTTCCATTCTGATACATTAGACGAGAGGGGTAACAGACCATCAAAATCATAATGACGGATGTAGTTGCGCCCACCAATCAGCAGATTCTCAAAGCGACGATTTAAGCCTTTCACATCTTCTGAATAGGAGGCTTTTGAAACATAGTCCTTGGCTACTTGCTCTCGGACAGTTCTGGCCTGATTGGCTGTTTCCGTCCGTACATACTGCTCCAGTCGTTCCCGCCGTTCACCATCTTTTGAAACATACTCCTGAACCTGTTGGAGAGTTGTTTCAAGACCGGATAGAGTTTGCTTGACTTCTATCTTACTGACAAAAGTGCCCATTCTCTGAAGAGTTTCTGTTTGAAAAACTTTCAATTCTGCTATTGTTCGATTCGTTACTTCTTGGACTTTGTTCAGAGCTTGCTGAGTAGCTCCTGCCTTCACTAAGGCTTCTTCTGACTTTTGGGAAATCGCTTGAAGCGTGGATTCTGTCGTTTTCGTAAAAGCAGTAAACGAACTCTGAATCTGTTCACGAGTCTGAGCTACAATTTCCTCTGCCTTTGCTTTTGCCTTTTCAATGCCATCTAATACCATACTCTCTTGCTTCTCAAAAGCAGCTTCAAAGGCCCGATTGGCATTTTCCAAGGCTCGTTCAATCATCAACTCTTGACTGCCTTGGGCAAGATTCAAAATGGAATGTGCTGCAGCTGTTAAATTTGAAGAAGTATTATGGCTACCTTCTTTTGCTTTATCGTCAAAGGTCAATGAGATATATTCTTTAGTCAGCGCATCATATTCATAAGCCACAGCCTGCTTTAACAAATCCACATAATGCTTTCGGCTCTTTAGAGTAACCCAGTCACCTAAATGAACCGTTTGACCATCTAACTCATAGGCTTCTATCACAATGGCATCCTGCTCTCGGTCAATCTTATCATGATAAAATTTACTCTCACCCCATTTTCGCAATTCCTCAATGGTTTTTAGATTGTTATTTGTAAACTCTTTTTCATTGATATAGGGATAAGCATTAAGCAAAGGACTGTCAACGGTCACGGTTAACGTTTTCTCTTCTTTAGCTCCTTCTGGCTTAAAGGTTGAATGAACATGGATACGGGTCACAACATTCTGGGAGCTTCTATTCCGTTTGTAGGATTTCAGGTTCTGATCAGTCGTAATAATGACACCACGATTTTGTCCTCGATGCTCTTGAATAGAGAAGGAAAAATTATCTCGAGTCAGTTCCCCTTCCCAGGTTCCGACAATGGAATGAGCGCCATCCAGCAAGACGTTATAAAGCGTAGTTGTCTCAGTCGTATTAAAATCCCTGCGCTTGGCAATATCACTGGTGAAAGAAAAAGGCCCAAGACTTGTCTTGGCTGCTTGGACCATATTAGATAAGGCCGTCATACAGCCGACTTGAGAATTTCCGATTGGCTTAATGGAATGCTGCAGAATGTCATCCGTGATGTGATAGCACAGTACCTCCATGTGGTCATCCATCTCAACTGGTTTCTTAATACGAAAAAGCTGTTCTCCCAATTCAGGGACTGGAGCCTTAATCAGTTTATCTACTTTCAATAGCCGATAAAGATGGCTGTCCGTTATAGGATACCTGAGGGTTAAGGTGAAATCTCCATTCAACGTTTCCTTTACCCTAGCAGATACCGCTTCATAAAGAGGGATACCGTTCCATTTAACGGTCTGTACTTCCTTATCCAATAAATAAAGCATTAAGCCCACCCCCAGACAATCTCAAAACGAATGGACTGAATCCCAGACTCCAATACGACGCCCACTGTTTTATCTTTTGAAGGGTCAATCATCAAAAAATCACCAGACCACTTGATTCTTTTCCCTGATGAGGTTCTAAAGCTTGGTTTGTCAGGGTTGTTATCCATCACCAGTGTTTCACCAGACTCTATTTTCTCCAAACGAATAACCTGACTACCAATCGTAAAACTGGTTTCAGTTGAGGTGTTTCCCACTATTGTCAATTTGGGAAAAGACAAAGCCGACCCCTTCGTTCGCAGAGCACCATTTTGAGTGAACGACTGACTATCTGTATCTTTAAAGAACTTTGTGGGATGGCATTGGAAAGTCGCTTCCATCTCATAGACCTCATGCTTGTCCTTTGTGACTTTTGAAACAAGGACCTTATAGCACCAGAGTCGGACTGTCTTCAACTGCTCACACTCCAACCAAAACTGTTCTTTAGAAAAGAGTGTCAAAAACTGAAAGAGTTGTTCTTCACTTGGTTTGATTACATAAATTTTAAAAGGTAACTCCATTACATTACGGTGCTTATTAGTTTCCATTACAGCACCGCTGATTCCTCTATGTTCGAGGAGCTGTGTTTTACTATCCTTCATGACAATCGGTGGGCTGTTTTCTACAATCACCTTAAAGGGAAAAGAAGAAGTATGAACTCCATCAATCACTAATTCATTGTGTCGAATCATGTTCCCAATCCTTTCAATTGTTTTTGTCTGGCTAGTTCATCTGCCAGCCTTCCTGCCACATGTTCTGCCAAGCGCTCTAAGTCCGCTTCTTCCCTAATTACAACATCTGAAATTGTAATGGTAATCTGTGGCAGAGCATCCAAGGTAGAGGCAATCCCTCGGCCAATCTGACCCAATGTTTCTCTGTTTAAGGGAAGCACTGCTTCTCTGCCTGCCTCCCCTCCTGCTAAAAGGTTCGTACCATTTAAGCCAAAAATGGTTGGCTTGGTTAATATCCCACCCTTGGCATACCATTCAATCCCAATCCGTGGAATATCACCTTTTAGCCAATCAAGCGGGTTAGCAGATCCACTGACACTAAAATGAGGTAAGGGAATATGCGGCCAAGAAATATGAAAATTAAAGATATTCTTTATAGCATCAATGGCAGAGGAGACAGCATTCTTAGCTCCGTCAATTGCTCCAGAAATGGCATTTTTGATTCCATTCCAAATATTTCGAACAGTTGAGAAGATGTTGTTTAGGACATTTGATATGGTCTGCAAGATACCATTCCAGATATTGGATAGTGTGTTTGCAATCCCCTGAACAATCCCCGTTACCGTAGATTGAATCGCATTCCAAATGGATGAAAATAAAGAAGAAAGAGCGGACAATATATTTGAAACACTGTCCTTGATACCGTTCCAGATATTCACTATAAATTGCCAAATAGCATTAAGGATTGTGCCAATAATGGTCTGAATTCCTTCCCAGACAGTCGACACAATTTGCTTAATCGTTTCCCAGGCACCTGACCAGTCGCCAGTGATCACCTGCATGACCAATGTGATAATGCTAAGAATAACATTTAGGACTGTTTCTATTATCGTCTTGATAATATCCCAGGCTGTTGTGACAACTAGCTTGATATTCTCCCAAACGGCTGTTAGATAAGGCCCAATTAAATCCATAATAGTGGTGATTACCGCCGAAATGGCATTCCAGACTGTTGTTGCAGCATCTTGAATCAACTGGTGATTTTCCTGCCACCAAGAAACTAAGGTTCCCCAAATTTCCATCACAAAGTCCACGACTTGCTGAACGATGAAAGAAATAGCTGAATAGATAGCATTCCAAGCTTCCATAACAGCCGTTCTGAAAGCTTCATTATGTTCCCACAGTTTCTTAATACCAATGACCAATAAGGCAACAGCTGCTATCACCGCAAGAACAATCCCCACAATCGGAGCAGCCGCAGATAACATCCCTCCAATCGTCGTCCCAAGAGCTAAAGCTGCAGCTTGTAAGGCCACAATAATGGGTAAGAGAATACCCGCAACAGTCACCAGTCCACCCACAACCAGAATGAACTCCCGCACAGGTTCCGGAAGGTTTACGAACCATTCCGCAACACTTTTTAAAAGCGGAACAAGTTGTTGGAGAAACGGAGCTAGGGTTTCTGCAATCGCTCCTCCAACTTCGGCCATAGCCTCTTTAGCTACATTTTGTGCAAGCGTGAACTGATCAATAGGGTCAAGCGTTGCTTCATAGGTAGAAGCAACTACTCCCTTTGCTTTTTCTGCGGTTCCTGCTAAATCATCAAAAGATAGAGCACCCCGCTTAATGGCATCCACCATCCGTGGAGCAGCTTTAGTACCAAAGATACTGGATGCAAGCGTTAAGGCTTCCGTTTCACTAGTGCTGTTTCGGATTTGTTCGACCGTTTCTCTTAAGCCTTCACTCAGTGTCTTGCCCTTAGCCGCATAGTTGACTGCTGCTTTGGAGAGGGAAGAAAGAGCAGCCGAAGAATCGACCCCACTTTTTTCAAACTGCCCCATAAGAGCCACACCCTCATCAAACGAAAGTCCTAAAGCCTTAATTTGTGGAGCACCTTGGATGGCTTTGGTCATCAAATCCTGAACGCTGACACCAGTCGCCTGTGCCGTATAAGTGACGGTATCTAAGACCCGATTTAAATCACTCGTCTCAAGTCCATATGCTTCAATAGCTTGTTTTGCGGAAATGGCTGATTCCGTCACGTCCGAACCATTGATTTCCGCATACTTAATCAAAGTCGCAGAAGCGTCCTTTAAGGCATCGCCAGTCAACCCAAACTGGGTATTAAGCTCACCAACAGCACTGCCCACTGTTTGAAAGTCCGTTGGAATTTCAGTCGCAAGACCTTTTGCAATATCCGTCATCTCATCCAGCGCTTTTCCACTAGCACCGGTTTTGGTGACAATGATATCCATCCCTTCGTCCACTTCTCGAAAAGCTTCCAGTGTTGCTTTTCCGAAGTCAATCAGCTTCTGACTGATTTCGCTCAGTTTTTCACTGAAGTTAGCTAAAATCTCAGACTTTAGAAGATTGTTGGTTTCTGCTAAGCTGTGGTTGGCATTATCACTTGCCCCACTCATGTTGCTCATCTCATCTTGCAGATGATGGTAAGCCGTCTTGGTTTCATTGAGAGATTTCTCTAGCTTATTGGCTTCAACTGAGTTCTCACCGTATTCAGCCTTGGTCAACTCTAACTGCCGTTCTAAATTGGCAATCTGTTTCTCGACAATCTCTGACTGAGCCGCAACCTTTTTCTGAGCAAGGGCCAATTTTTCAGATTCACTGGCATTACGACCTAGATGACTTTCTTGCAACTTAAAGGAGGAAGCGACTTTCTCACTCTCTGAAGCTAGTTGATTTTGTTCAGCTCCTAAAGCAGCTAGTTTACTTTTGTTGCTGGTGACACTAGAGCCATTTTGTTCCAAAGCTCGGTTGACACCCTCCAGCTTATTCTCATAGCTTTTGAGAGTGTTCTGAGTGATTTCGACCTCTCTTTGAAAAGCCCGATACTGATCAGCTCCGATTTTCCCGCTTTGAAACTGAGCTTCTACCTGAGATTGGGCCTGACGTAGTGTCTCTAGCTTCTCTTTGGTTGTTTGAACTTGCTTGGCTAAAACCTCTTGTTTCTGAGTTAAGAGAGTGACATTGCCTGTGTCAAATTTTAGTGCCTTATCAATTTGTTTCAGCTCTCGGCTTGCTTCTAAGGCTTCGTGGTTCACCCCTTTTAGAGCTTTTTGTAAGGGCTGGGTATCGCCTCCAATTTCAATTGTGATTCCTTTAATCGTTCCAGCCATACCGTCACCTCCTTACCGCCACATCAAAAATTATCAAAGTCTGTCTGGGTAGCCTTACGGGTCTTATCTTCCTTTTTGGTACGCACTTCAACATAGTCTGTCTGATAGTCCAAGGCCATGCCAATCGTTATCTCTTTTAAATCAGACATGGATAACCCCGTCTCTTTACAACAGTGAAGATAGGATTCTACCGTGAAGGTTTCGCTACTCGCTTCTTCCGACGCATCGACTTTTTTCTGGTGGTCATTCCTTGATTTAACAATCCCATCAGAACCGGTCCTACTGTTTGAAGCGGAAATTCTTCTAAGCCCATAAAGAACTCTTCAAAAGGTTCAATAGATGGGTTAGCTGATTTGGCAAAAACCCAAAAGAGCCGGTGGAAAAACGTCATATCAAAATCCGCCAAAATGCTCATATCCACATCAGATGCTGATAAAGTTTTGCCTTCTTCTAGCTGTTCAACTTTTTTTAGAATCGACTCAGCCTGCAACATTTGAAACAGGTCCTGAAAATAATCTTTTCCAAATTCTTTTTTATAGGCAATTGGTGTGTAAGCATTGGTCGCAAGCTCAATATTTTTACCTGATAACTGAATCGTTTTCCGCATGATTAACCTCCTGGTTTCGCAGCTGGTTCATAGACTTTTGTGAACCATGTCTTTTTGACATCTTCTGGAGTATCCTCTGTGGTCCTGCGACGGACGATTTTATCCAGTGGACGTGGACTGGCTTTGAATTTCAATTCTACTTCGTTGATGTCTGAACCGCTCTTTGTTTTAGAAGCAACGGTTGGCCGGCTTGCATAACAATAATAGAGCACATGAAGCGTTTCTTTCTTATCCCCTTCAAATCGGAACATCAAAGCAAAGTTTTTCTTCTCGCTGCTTGCAATTTCTGAGATGACTTTACTCTGGGCATCGATCGTTTCTCCCAACACTCGGATCAAAAATTCCTGTGTCAAAAGAGCCAGTTTCAGAGTTCCTTCATAGCCATCATTGGATTCTGTCGTATAAAAATTGATGTTGTCTGCTTTATAGGAACCAGAATCCCCTTGTGGCTCCAATGTCAGCTCTGCGGCACCCTTGAGTCGCTCCACTGTCCCGTAGGTCAGCGACCCATCATCTCCTTCTTTGGTTACTTCTGTCCAATGGACATCCTGCAAACCAAAGGTGACTTTATTTTTCTCCATCGGATTTTTCCTTTCTATTGACTTAAATGATAAATAACCTGATACAGCTTTTCTGTATCCAGATAGGTTTCTTCCTTGTCAAAAAAGAGAGAATGACTGTCGAGTGCTGCTTCTATTTTCTCTTCTAATTCAAGGTCTTTTTTCTCGGTATAAAGCTCCAGTCTGACTTGACTTCCTTTGTGATAAGCCAGATTATCTGCACCATAATTTTGAGAAGCAGGAAACCAATACACCAAAAAGGGAGGAACTGGACTATGCCCCTCCTCAAAATGATGATAGGCACAGGGCAAACCTAGACTGCTTAAAAATGAAAACCACTCATCTTTCTTCATAACTTCTCCTTCAAGCGCTCTTCAAATTGGCGAATCATCTTTTCTTCAACAGGAGCAATATGCCGAATTCCTTCAACCCTACCACCGCCTCGTTTGGCATGACCATTTTCAAGGAGGTGTGTCAGTCCTGGTGTTCGATTATAAATCGTTTTTGTCAAAGCTAGATTCGTTTCTTTAGTCGCAGTAGAGGTCCAGCCTCGTGCATATTTTCCCCGTTTTTTTGGAGAATGTTGCTTTAACTCATTAACGGCTTCCTTTGTGCTGTCTTCCACCACTGCTTTCACAGTTTCAGTAGACCTTTCCACATAATCCTCTAACTCCTTTTGAACAGCTAGAGCTAGGTCAGACGGGTCAATTGTTACCATATTGTACCTCCTCTGTCGCATCTATCAGGATTATCTTCTGAGGATAAGTCAACGAATCAATGGCCTTGATATTATAAAACTTATCCTCAAAGCGAAGACGAGTGGTTTTACTATCCAACTCTCGAATGGAAGAGTCGTAGCGCAGTGTAAAGCGTAACTGATGAATATTCTTGACCATTACTGTTGTAGTGCCTTCCGTTTCAAGAAGCACCTTGCAGGAACACCACCTAGAAAACAATGGGTGCCACTGACTTCTTTCATTTCCAATAGCATCTTGCACAATGACTCGTTTTTCAAAGAAAACCCGTTTGCTTAATGGAGCTATCTTCATCAGAACACATCCCTTCTGTGAGCAGAAAGAAGAGCCTTGAGGAGTTCTACTAGGCTTTCCTGCCCTCCTTCTTCTCGGTGCTCGTAAAGATAAGCTGTCCCAAACAAAACAATCGTCTGAAGGAAGTCAACTTCTTTCTCTTCCGTCACTTCCTCCAGATTCTTTCGTAGGATACTGGAACACAGCTCTTCACTGGCAGAAATCATGACTTGAATCAACTGATTATCCTCTGAGTGTTCGACTCTCAGATAGTTCTTTGCTTCCTCCAAACTAATCTTCATGAGAAGCCTCATTTCATGGTCAAGACTTTAACCGCTTCATTCAGAATCAATTTGCCGTCCACGCGCTGACTAGCAAGAAAGCCAACTTGACCGCTTTCTGCATAGAGCTCATTCAGACGCTTAAAGGAACGTCCTTGACGGTCCGCAATCCAGTAGTAAGAAAAGTCACCGAAAGCCAGTACTTTTTTACCTGTATCAATGGTTGGCACAAAGCTAGAGGTGAAATAAGGACGATTCAGAATCATATCGGGAACACCTGCTTGAACAGATGGCTGCCAGATATAGTTGCCATTATTGTCCTTGAGTTTCCGTAAAGCTTTTACGGTGGAGTCGTTCAAAATCCATACTGCATTTTTCCGATAAGGTGATTTAAGCGAGTGATACAAATCCATAACATCGTCAAAGGTAATTGTCGCTCCGCTACTAGTTGCCCCTTCAGTGACCGTTTGAAAAATTCCGGTTGGTTTACCTGTTCCATCACCAATCAGAAAAGCTTCTTCTTCCTTCACACCAATACGACGAGCAAATTCATTAGCCATATAGCTTTCCAAATCAAAGACGGAATCATAGAGCAGCTCATCAGAAATCTTAATGGCTGTTCCAACCTTATGGGAACCAAGCGTTACTTGACTAAAGGTATCTTCTGATTCCTTGAACTTAGAGTTCTCATCCATCCAAGTGGCTTCACCGTTCCCTGACACAACTGGAATCTTCCGTTCCCCGCTTGAAGTCTGAATGACTGTTGCGATACTCCGCATAAAGTTTTCTTCTTGAAGAGCCTGGATCAGGCGTTTCTCATACTCATCTGGGACCAAGTAACCGCCACGTGAGTCATCCCCAATACTGAGAATATTTTCGATATCATAAAAGTTCTTCTTACGGATATTGTTCCAAAAAGCTGTGTTGTAGGCTTTAGAGGATCGCCCTCCTTTTGGATTTCCTCCGCCTACGGTTGGACTGGCAACAATCGCTTGACTAACCGGACTGGCTAATTCCTTATCCAGTGCTTCCTGCCGCTCCAAGCGTTCAATCTCTTTACCAAGGCGAACAACCTCATCTTCCATTTCTTCATAACGGGCCGTATCTTCTACAGAAACCAGCCCCTTATCATCCCGACAGGTATCCAGAAAGCTTTTTGCTTTCTCCCATACCTGTGCTCGTTTTTCCCGCAATTGTAAATTTTTACTCATGGTTATTCCTTTCTTATTTCAAGAGTGACAACCGTTTCTCTAACTGAGAAACTGGTGTTTTGGGCTGAGGTTTTTTATCAGCCAATTTTAAAAGCAGCTGGTTGGTCACCGCTGCTCGACTAAACATCATACTTTGAACCGTCCCATCTTCATGAGGTGCAGGTTCATACAAAATAGAATCCGCAAATCCAAGTTCAAGAGCCTTCTTGGCATTAAACCAAGACTCAGCATCCATCAAGTGGGATAGCTGTACTCGAGATAAACTAGTCTTAATTTCATAAGCATTGAGAATGGACTCTTTGACTTCTGATAACATAGCAATGGCCTTCTCCATTTCTTTAGAGTCACCAATTGCGACCGTCATCGGATTGTGAATCATCATCATAGCTACCGGACTCATATTGACGGTAGTTCCCGCCATAGCAATAACACTGGCTGCCGAAGCTGCAATGCCATCAATATTGACGGTCACGTTATCCTTGTACTCCATTAACATATTGTAGATTTGAGCTGCCGCAAAGACATCTCCACCCGGTGAATTAATCCATAAGGTTAATGGCCCGGTGCCACTCATGAGTTCATTCTTAAAAATTTGCGGAGTCACATCATCATCCACCCAGGATTCACTAGCAATCGTACCATTTAGATGCAGCACTCGCCCCATTTCATTCTCACTGAAATTCCAAAATTTATTCATGGCTCTCTCCTTTTTGATTTGTTTTCATAAATCCTCCTGCATCTTTTAACTTGGTCATATTGCCATTAATGAGGTAAAGGTCACCGCCTTCTTCTGGCGGGATAGGGTTAAGTTCTTCTAGTTCTCGGATGTCGTTGGTCGATAGCCAGCCGTTTTGTCGGCCAATCGCATAGCCGTTCATTCGACTTTGGTAATCCCCACGAAGCAAGCCATCCACATTGAATTTAATGAAATGGGTCTTCTTTTCTTCCGGTAGCAGCAAACTTTTCTTAAGAGCCTGTTCAAACCGAACCACCCAGGGGTCCAAGGTATACTTAACAAACTCAAGGGATTGTTGCTCAATATTCGAAAAACTGGACTTCTCTAAATCTCCTACCATGTGCGGTGGAATCCGAAAGAGACGCGCAATCTCATTGATTTGAAATTTACGGGTTTCCAAGAACTGCGCTTCTTCAGGCGGAATGCCAATTTGCTTATAGCTCATCCCTTCTTCCAGGACAGCGACCTTATGAGCATTTCGTGTTCCCTGATAGACTGCATTCCAGGAATCTCGGACCTTTCCTGGGTCTTTTAAGATACCAGGGTGTTCGAGAACTCCCCCAGGGTTAGCACCATTGCCAAAGAAACTGGCACCATACTCTTCACAAGCAAGTGTCATCCCGACTGCATTCTTTGCCAGAGCAATCGGAGAATAGCCAATCAGACCGTCAAAGCCTAATCCCGGAATATGAAGCACTTCTTCTTGTGATAAAACAATACTTCCCTTTTCCTGAAAATTAGGGTTGTCTTCCTCATAGCGATTGTAAACATAGTAGAGCTTTCCCTTTTCACTGCGGTGAACGCTCATCTGATCCGGCAGCAAAGGATAAAGCCCAATCACCTGACCTGAACGGTCACGAAGAATCTGAGAATAGGCATTTCCCCAGATCAAGAGATGACTCATCAAGGTTTCCCGAAAGACAAAAGATGTCATGTCAGGATTCGGCTCATCATGCAAAAGCGTATAAAGGACATGTTCCGTATCCTTTGCTTTTCCTCCTTCGGTGTATCGATAAACATGAAGAGGTAAAGATGCAATGGTTTCTGACAGAATCCTTACACAGGCATAGACCGCTGTCGTTTGTAATGCCGTCCGTTCATTGACCGTTTTCCCACTCGTGGATCGACCAAAGAGTAGCGAAAAGTCATTTCCTTCATACTTATTTTTGGGCTCTCCCCTCTGTCGTTTTAGTCCTAATCGTTCCAATATTCCCATAGTCATCTCCTTTTCTAGGCATGAAAAAAAGCACCTCGCTTGAGATGCTTTACAATCACTCTTTCAATTGTGGAAAATCTAATAAATTTAAAAGGATAAGATTCCTCGCTCATCATAAATACTACCGTCATTCTTTTGATGTCGAATGCACCTGTCTAAAGCCATAATGGTTGCGACAATCCCATCAATCTTTTCGACAGATTTTTCTTTATCAGGCTTAATATTTCCGGCTGGGTCCTGTCTCATGACTACGTTTTGGGCCATCCATTTTAGAACCGGATGACCTCCATGCTGGATTTTACCTTCCATCATGAGTTTATAGTACTCTTTGGAAGGTGGACTCATGTCCTTATAGCCCTGACCAAATGGAACCATTATTAAGCCCATGCCCTCCAGGTTCTGAACCGTCTGTGTCGCATTCCAGCGGTCATAAGCAATTTCTCTGATGTGGTAGATAGTGGAGAGTTCGTCAATGAACCGTTCAATAAAACCGTAATGAACGACATTCCCTTCTGTGGTAAGAAGAAAGCCTTGCTTTTCCCAGACATCATACAACACATGATCTCTTCTGGACCTGAGAGCTAGTGTATCCTCAGGCAACCAAAAGAAAGGTAGAACCTGATAGTTCTCACTTTCATGTCTAGGTGGAAATATCAGTACAAGAGCCGTAATATCTGAAGTGGAAGATAAATCCAGACCAGCATAGCAATCCCTGCCTCTTAAATTCTCTATATCAATTGGATGATTCCCTTTATCATAGATATGTTCCGGAATCCAAGTCACTGCTGAATTGGTCCAGATATTGAGTCGCAATTGCTTGAATACATTTTCTTCTGCTGGGTTATCTAAAGCATTCAGATAAGCTTCCCGAACCCGGTCAATCCCAATTGTATGACCAAGGGAGGGATTAGCCTTTAGCCAGTTCTCTTCATCGTTCCAATCATCTTCTTCAGAAAGACCATAGACAACTGGATAAAAGGTACTATCTTTTTTTCGCCCCTTTAGTATATCCAAGGCCTTGGTATGCAATTCATAGCAGATGGAGTTTTTGTCATTTCCTGCTGTCGTGATAATAAAAAAGAGGGGCTGCTCCCTGGCATCACCACTCCCTTTGGTTAAGACATCGTATAAATGGCGATTGGGCTGAGCATGAATTTCATCAAAGACTAAACCTGATACATTGAGTCCATGCTTGGTCCCAGTTTCTGCCGATAACACTTGATAGAAGCCTGCATTGGAATAATTGATGATACGTTTCGTGGCACCCATGACTTTGGAGCGTTTTTCTAAAGCCCTGCTCATCAAAACCATTTGCTTGGCCACATCAAAAACAATAGAAGCCTGATTTCGGTCACAAGCCGCTCCATACACTTCTGCACTGGCTTCCCCGTCTGCGTATAAGAGATAAAGAGCAATCGCAACAGCCAGTTCAGACTTCCCATTCTTTTTGGGAATCTCTACATAGGCCGTCAGGAACTGTCGATTCCCATCTTCCTTTACGATACCAAAAAGGTCACGTACAATTTGTTCCTGCCAGGGTAATAATAAGAATTTCTGTCCCGCCCAGCGCCCTTTGGTGTGGCAGAGATTCTGAATGAAGGTTACTGCCCGGTCTGCCTTTTTCTCATCATAATGAGAAGTTGGAAGCATGAAGGGAGAAGGGATATAGTGATATGTCATAAGCGCCCTCCAAGTAAATCTTCCATTTCATCTCCTGAACCCACTTCTGTATCCATTGAAGCCAGCCGTGTTCTGGCAGATGGAGTTAAACCAAACTGCTCACAGAACTTGAGCATGATTTTGAGATTAGTCTGAGAAATGGAAACTTGTGGCACTTGTTGGAGATAGCCATTGGGAGTTTTAATAATAGAACCATGTTTTGAAAGAAACTCTTCTGCTTCCTTCCAGCGTGCATAAGCTTGGCAGTAACCCGCAAAAGCCATCATATCCATATCAGTTAAAAGTCCCAACCCTTCTAGGACTTTGCCCATACGCTTCCATTCTTTTTTGGCATCTTCTTCAAGCCAGGAAGGGCATCTAGGAGCTTTCTTCTTAGGCTGAATTTCATTCTTTGGAAGCGGGCGCTTGCCTGGATTACCTTCTAAGATTTTCAAACTAGTTGGTTTGGGCTTTCTGCCCTTTTGTGCCATGCCCTCACCTCCTTCAGTCCACAAGAAAAAAGCCCGAAGGCTTTATTTCTTATGAATCGATTTTCTCGACTTCATCAATACCATGTAATACATGGAGTTGCCTTCCATTGTCCCATTGAACAATCAAGGAACCAATATCATCCACATCCTCCACCGTCCCCAACATACCAACTGGCACTGGATTCGGGTCTTCCATTTTTAAGAGTCGCACCCTCGTTCCAGCAGGATACCGTTTTTTTAATAATTCTACAATCTTCGCATTCATCTTTATTTTCCTTCCATCGTCTAAGTGAAAGATACTTCTTCCCAGATACGATTAGTGTCTTCGACAATCAGCTGCAATTCCAGATCAGCCATTTTCCCATTTGTATCAGCTTCTTGAATGGAGGTTAGTAGGTTCTGAACCTGGGTAGCATCTTCCTGTTCTACACTGTCCAACTCTCGTTCTTGAGCCAAGCTTATAAAGCCTTTGGATAAAAGGGCTAAACGATTGCGAGCTTGTTCCAAGATTAGATTAGCTTCTGCATTTGAATAAAGTATCATATGTTTCTCCTTTGAGATTCAATTTGGTCAATGGCATAATACCTCTAGTATGCATATTTATCCAGTTATAAGAGGTTATTATTCAATTTATTTTTGAGATTTTGGTTTGAATTCTTCAAGCAGTTCCGTCATTACTTTGTACAAATACTCCAGCTCTAGATAACCAAACTGTCTAGTCTTACGAGCACGCTCTATAGCGTTCCTCAATTCCTCTACCTCAGGAGAATTTTGTGGTAAATCGACCATTTTTTCAGACAATTCCTTGAAGTGTTGGCGTGCTTCTGCTTCCGTCACTTTTTTATATTTCGCTTTTTTCTTTCTCATACTCACTGACTGCTTCTTCAAAAGTTAAGTTCCTGCCTTCACGGATTAGTTTCACATCCGTGTTTTCTATTGCTTCCATGTAGCGTTTGACAATAACATCGACAAACTTCTCATCCAGTTCAATGCCATAACAAATTCGACCTGTCTGATCAGCCGCAATCAGGGTAGAGCCACTGCCTAAAAATGGGTCTAGAACAAGAGTCCCTCGCATAGAAGAATTTTGAATCGGATAAGCCATGAGCTGAACAGGTTTCATAGTTGGATGCTCCTTACTGGATTTTGGACGGTCATATTCCCAAATGGTCGTCTGCTTTCTGTCAGAAAACCATTGGTGCTTCCCTTTTTGTTTCCAACCATAAAGAACTGGCTCATGTTGCCACTGGTAAGGGCTTCTACCTAATACCAGAGCATTCTTTTTCCAAACGCAACAACCGCTCAGATAAAAGCCAGCATCCTTAAAGGACCTTCTGAAATTCAGTCCTTCTGTATCCGCATGGAAAACATAGATAGAAGCATCATCCTCCATGGACTGTTCTACATTGACAAACATGTTAAAAAGGAACTGATAAAAATCCGCATCGGACATATCATCATTTTTGATTTTTCCCGCTGTTTCTTCCACATTAACATTGTAAGGAGGGTCAGTTACGATAAGGTTGGCCTTCTTATCTCCCAGGAGAAGCTGATAAGTTTCTGGCTTTGTAGAATCACCACAAATCACTCGGTGTTTCCCAAGATGCCAGATATCTCCTTGTTTCGAGATAGTCGGTTTTGTCAGCTCCCCATCTACATCAAAGTCATCTTCTTTCACTTCCTTGTTGTGAACCTTAGAAAATAGCTGATCGATTTCTGGGGCTTCAAAACCGGTTAGGTCTAAATTGAAATCCGCATCTTGCAAGTCCACCATCAGGTCTGCGAGAAGTTCTTCATTCCACGCGCCTGTGATTTTATTTAAAGCAACATTCAGGGCCTTTACCTTATTCTCATCCTCAATTCGAACCTGAACACATTGAACTTCTTTGTAGCCCAAGTCAGATAAGACGGTCAGTCGTTGATGGCCTCCAATTACAGTGCCATCGAAATTAACAATAATCGGGTCAACATAACCAAACTCCACAATGGATTTCTTGATTTTTTCGTATTCCTTATCACCCTTCTTGAGTTTCTTTCGTGGGTTATAAGCCGCTGGTTTTAAAGAGTCAATGGATAAAGAGACCCATGTCATATCTTGTGTGACTTTCATACTACCTCCTTAGTAAAAACGAGATTGAATATAGCAGGCATGGCTACAAAATTTCCGCTTCGCATTGCCGTATGATAAAAAAGACTTACCGCAATGTTGGCAAACCAATTCATAGTAAGCTGTATTTTGTTTCTGGTGTAATTCTGGATGATCCTGCCACCAGTATCTCCGACAGGCATCCGAACAAAACTTCTTAGGTCGCCCGGTTCCTTTGGGGATAAAGGTTTCTTTACAGTGAAGGCAACAAGGAAGGCCACTGGCTTGGTCTTTCATCATCTTCGTGACGGCATTTCGATAGCCCAAAAGTTCTGGGTTTCGTTTGCAGTAATTGCGAACAGAATCCCTAGACAAACCGACTATCTTTCCAATTGATTGGTATCCCAAACCTTCAGAACGTAGTTTTCTAATCTGTTTTCGTTGAAAATCGTCCATTTCTGCCTCCTTTCTTTACTGAAATCTCTAATCTTTTAAACCATAAAACGAAAGAAAAATAAGCCATAACATCTTGTTACAGCTTGTTTCTCAGTTATTTATTTCTTCAAAAAATATACCCCTTTTGCATTTTGCGAAAATGCACGTTTGAGGGGGCGCCGGTCTTTTAACCAAGCGGTTTGTAGAGATTTTATCCCCCTAGGGGTCAGTATTTATAAACTTGATACCTGTCTGCCGTCATAGTTTTTCGATCATGACAGGACTTGCATAGAGCTTGCCAATTGTTCTCATTCCAGAAGAGTGTTTCATCACCTCGGTGAGGAGTCACATGGTCAACGACAACAGCCTTGGTGTAAATGTTCTTCTTCAAGCAGTGCTTACACAGTGGATGCTTGCGAAGAAAACGAGTCCTTGCCTTGTTCCACTTGGAGGTGTAACCTTTCTCACTGGTTGACTTAACATCACGGATGTGTTCCTTAGCGTGTTCGTCGCAGTACTGTTTGCCATAAGGAACGAGGAGCTTGCAGTTGTTATGCTTACAAGGTTGGTTAGGTCGTCTTGGCATTTACCCACCTACACTTCCCAAGGAAGGTCAGCCTTACCGAAGTGACCATAACAAGTGGTCTTGGTGTAATCCACGTTCAGCAAGTCCAGCTCCTTAATAATTCCTTGAGGTGTTAAGTCATAGCGGACACGAATCATCTCAACAATACTCTCATCAGAGTAATCACTTGTCCCAAAGGTATTCACATAAATAGAAACTGGTTCTTTCTTACCAATGGCATAAGCCAGTTGAACTTCGCAGCGTTTGGCAATCTTCTCTCGGACAAGGTCACAAGCAATCTTTCTTGCCATGTAGATACCAGAGCGGTCAACCTTGCTTGGGTCTTTCCCTGAGAAAGCACCACCTCCGTGGCGACAAACACCACCATAGGTATCCGCAATAATCTTACGACCAGTCACTCCTGCATCCGCAAAACTACCACCTAGAACAAAACGACCAGTAGGATTGACTAGCATCTTAAAGTCGGTGTTGAGTTTGTAGTCCTTTGCGACTTCAAGCATGACTTGACTAACAATTCCAGTTACCATGGCAAGACTTGCTTCTTCCTTATGTTGGGTGGAAATCAAAAAGGTATCGATTCGCTTCTTATCGTAGTCGTAAGAGACTTGAGCCTTAGCGTCCAAACCGAGTAAAGGATGATTAAGCTCTTTCAACTTCAAAAGAGCCTTGGTCGCAAGGACATAAGGTAATGGCAACAACTCTTTGGATTCATCTGTCGCATAGCCAAACATCAACCCTTGGTCACCAGCACCACCATTGTCTACGCCCTGTGCGATATCACTTGACTGTTTTCCAATCAAGTCTATCAGATTAAACTTGAACATTCCTAGTGGCTCAAGGACTGACTTTACAATAGCCATTGTGTCATAGCTGTGATTAGTAGTGACCTCTCCAGCCACGATGACTTTGTCATCCTTGATTAGGGTTTCAACGGCTACTCGACTGGACTTATCATGCTTTAGGCAGTCCGTCAGAATAGCATCTGAAATCTGATCACAAATCTTATCTGGGTGTCCCATAGATACTTGTTCACTGGTAAAAATCATGTTTTCCTCCACGAAAAAAGGCAACCCTTTCTTGGGTTACCCTTTGGTTTTATTTAGCTTGTCTGCCTGCCTCGTAGGCTTTTTCAAGCATTTCTTTCAATGCCCAAACGCTGATGTCGTAAAAGTCTAGGCTGTCGCTGTTTCTTCTTTCCAAAGTTTCCGCTCCAATGCGTTCCTTTGCGATGTTGGTTAAAATTTCTTCTTTGGTCATGGTGCTGACCTCCTTTTCCTTTTGTGACTGTATATTACCTCTAAAGGAAATATATATCCAGTCATTTAAGCGAATAATTCAAGAAATTCTTCCAAAATATCCTCATCACGGTCAGACTCTGGATAGGTTTCCCAACCTCTGTCATAGTCCGCAACTAAGTGGTCACCGTTTCTCAAATCCAACTTTACCACTCGACCATTGTCAATACCAAACTCAGACGTCACATCATAGACCTTGGCGACATATGAAATGGTTAAGCCTTGATAGTCGAATTCTCCTTCTTTCCACATGGCAGTTGCTCCTTTGTTTTTTGTAAGTGTATATTACCGTACAGTTTAAAAGATAGCCAGTCATAACTGGAGAATTCTTTACATTTTTCGACATCTTAAGTATAGCACTTTAATTTGTTAGTGTCAGTACAGACTTAGTCCAACTTGAGTACAATGTTAGTCCACTTCTACCATTCAGTTGACTTTTGAGCGAACTGATACACTAGACGAAGCTCCTCAAGTGCCTTTTTTCTCCAATTGGATACTGTCGACCGTGAAATAGTATAATTGTTTGCCAATTCATCCCAGCCTAGTCCAGAAATAACCATATCATGCGTAAATTGTTTCAAATTGTCATTCATCATTTCTAAGGCGACATCAAAGAAATCAAGGTCATTTTTCAAGATTAAGTATCGAGTTTGTATAGAGTCAAGATACTCCTTATTTTCAGCAGCAGTCCTTTCACGAAATGTCAAGGCAAGATTTTCTGTCCGAGTATTTGTCTTGGTCTGAGTGACACGCTCATTTTCATTACGTTCAAACGTCATTGACTGGATGACTTCATCAACCGTAATTGGTTTATAATTTTCCAGTTGGAATTCTAACACCTTCAATTCCTGTTTGGCGTGTGAGTAATTCTCAAAGTAATATTCAACCTTATCCGTCATAGATATCCTCCTACCTGTACTTTAACTGCTTCAATAAGTCGTTCCTGCACATCATCCTTATCAGCTAGTGCTTTTAAAATATCCTCATCAATCGTACCCTCAGTCACAATGTGTTGAATCACAACCGTTTTGGAACTTTGTCCTTGTCGCCACAAGCGAGCATTGGTTTGTTGGTAGAGTTCCAGTGACCATGGTAAGCTAAACCAGACTAAGTGATGTCCACCCTTTTGGAGGTTGAGTCCATGACCACTACTAGCTGGATGAATAAGCCCAATCGTAATCTTGCCGTCATTCCAGTCTCGAATATCTGAATCCTCTTTGAGTGTTTTGAAGTTGACCTTTAATTTTTCCAGTCGCTCAACAATGCGGTCATAGTCATGTTTAAACCAGTAAGCCAATAAGAGTGGTTCACCATTGGCAGCTTCAACAATATCCTCAAGAGCATCCAACTTTTGGTTATGGATAATCACAGTGTCCTTGTTATCAGAATAAACTGCACCGTTTGCCATCTGACAGAGTTTCTGGGAAAGACTAGCAGCACTCGAAGCTGTAATGTCATCATCCTCCAAGTAAGGGAGAACCATATCACGACTCATGGATTTATAAACCCTGGTTTCCTTATCTGTCATTTTCACTGGATAGCGCGTGGTGATTAACTCAGGCATCTCCAAGTAGTCCAAGGCTTTCATGGAAATGGTGATGTCTGAGATTTTGTCATAGATTTGTGCTTCCGCAAAATCCATAGGGATATACTCATAGACCACATGACCTTGACCATATCCCTCACGGAAGTAGCGATTGCGGTACTCCGTAATGAAATAGCCCAAACGCTCCCCACCATCAATGACCTTGAACTCTGCGAATAAGTCCATCAATCCATTAGAACTTGGTGTTCCTGTTAGTCCTACGACACGTTTCATAAATGGGCGCATGGTCATGAATGCCTTGAATCGCTTGCTCTTCCAAGATTTGAACGAACTCAATTCATCAATCACTACCATGTCCCATTTGAAGTAGGGGTGGCATTGTCCTACCAACCATGGAAGGTTTTCTCGATTGACAATGTAGATATCCGCATCAGTTTGAAGTGCCTCAAGCCGTTGTTTGGGTGTGCCGATAATTTTTGAATAGCGTAAGTGTTTCAACTCAGCCCATTGCTCAATCTCATCACTCCAGACTGTGCTTGCAACTCGAAGTGGGGCAATAACCAAGACCTTTGTCACCTCAAAAAGGTCGTAGATTAGCTCATCTATCGCTGATAGGGTGGTTGCCGTTTTCCCCATCCCCATATCAAGAATGACTGCTGCATTTGGGTGGTCAATAATGAAGTCCTTAGTGACTTCTTGATATTCATGTAGACTCAATTGCATCCAAAATTCCTCCAATCTGTTCTAACCCATCAAGGATATAGACTGTGAAACCCAACTTCTTGAGTAGCTTATGCCTTGATACCTGTAAGGCTCGTGGTTTACCTTTAGGTCGCTTCACTTCCACCATGCCAAACTTCCCATCAGGGAGAAAGACGAGCCTATCTGGCACACCAGCAAAACTTGGTGACACCCACTTAGGACAAATCCCACCACGTTTTTTGACTTGTTTCACCAAGTCCTGTTCTATTGTTTTTTCTAGCATTCTTTTACCTCTTCAAAAATAGTGTGTAGGTCTAAGGCACTCATTTCCTAAACTTTCCCTATAGGCTTTTTTATATAGAATTTTTTACTATAGAGACTTTTAGAAAAGACCATAATAGACCTACACTAAATCTAAAAATGCTGGTCATGTTGCTTAATACATACATCTTTTTAGTCATGAATACATAAAACTTTGATAACAGACTCCAATGACCAGCACTAACATTTTTTCACTCTCCCTTCGATGTTTAGGTCGAGTTCTTTTGATGTCAGTTAAATTTTGACTCAATCTAAGAAGTCATTATCATCATCAGTCAGTTTCAGACCAAGAATCAGATTTCCTTTACTGGTACGCTTGCGAGTGTATCCTGCTTGTGTAAGGGCTGCGTAGAAATCTGTCGTGCTACGAGTGTACTCCATATTTTTAAGACAATAAGCCCGATACTGTGAATAGAGTTCCCCAGACTTCTCCGTGTAACTATCGTCAATTTCACAGCACTCATTTAAGAAATGACCTAGCCAATCGTTAGCTTCACGATAGGCTTTGACAGACTTCAATACTGCAGCTGGTACAGTAGTTTTAAAATTAGCTTGAATGGCTTTATGCGCACCTTCAATAATCCACGACAAAATAGCTGGAGCTGCATTATCGTACAAGTAATCCGCAAAGTTTTTGATGTCTGACCTTGCAGTGATTTTGGCATTAAAAGGTACAACAACCAACCGACGCCAAGTGCCATCATCATTTGCCCCAACTTTTGGGAGATGATTGGTGTATAGCACTAACGTGTGAGAAGGAACAAAATGGAACGGGTCCTTATACTTCTTCTCCGCTTGAATTTCATCAGTTGATGTAATTTGTTTAACTACGGCAGTATTAAGGCGCATACCTTCAGCCATCTCAGAAGCAATAACTAGTCGCTTCCCTTTTAACTCCGCAAGCTCAGGGCTTACGTTTCGTCGATTGGACATGGTAAGTGCATCCGCAGATAACTTTCCTGAGTAGCTTCCAAGTACACGAGCGATAGTATTCCAGAAGGTAGACTTACCATTCGCACCACCACCGTAAGCAATAACCATATGTTCTTGATAAACTTTACCAATGGCTGCCATCCCAATAATCTGTTGGACATAATCAATTAACTCTTGATCCCCACAGAAGAAAGTTTCCAGTGTTTCCTGCCATAAGCCTTGGCCTTTATCACTAGGAGATATTGAAGTCATTTTGGTGATATAGTCTTGAGGATTATGAGATTGTTGACCATTTAGTCCTTTTCGCAAATCAAAGGTGGATTCAGGAGTATTCAACAACATGTCATCACTATCTAATTCAGATAATTCAACAGTAAGCATTGGCTTGGCGGTATTGTAGACTGCCATTAAATTCTTATAATCACGGTGTTTCATGACAAATTTGTGAAACTCTTTAGCAGCAAGATAGGCTTTGAAATACTTCAATTGAAGAGGTGTCTGAATAGACTTTTCAAGACGTTTGCCTCCAGCCTTCACAAGTAATTCATCGATACCAGTTGACATAAGACTCTTTTCTGTTGTCACCAAGGTCTTTTCCGCCTCAGCTAGTTGTTCATCAGTAAAACTGACCACAGCTCCTAGAGCCAACTGCTTATTCTCACGCCAATGCGTTCCATCGTAATAGAGATAATCTGTCGCATTGGTATAAGCTAATTTGTCACAATACTCACGAGCCATTACTCCTGCTTCACCGACATCGGAGTAGTCATCTGGTCTCAGTGTTTCTCGATTAAACTGTTCTGGTGAAACATAATCTTCAGAACTTTTAATGGTTTTATTGTAAAAACGTACTGCACTTCCCCAGATGGTATCTAACTCCGCTTTATCCAACGGTGGTTCACACTTTTCAGCTTGTTCATCAAATCCTGCTCTAGCTTCTTGAGTAACACCGAGTCGTTTAAGAATTTTAGCTGCAAACACGGACATGGTGTTATTGCGACTACCTTGGGTAATCGGCCCAGTCGGTGGTTTGTAGAGGTCTGCATCAAAATCCTCTTCTTCATCAACAGAACCATTAGATAAGATGTCATCAATGGTTAGCCATGAATCATGCCAAACAACTTCTGCTTGCGGATTCCCAAAGAAGAACCGCGCTGCATCCTTGGCGTTAACATCAAAGAAACCATATCGGTTGACTAGTTCCTCCTTGAGTACCACATAGACTTGAGAATCAGTGATTGATTCAATAGGAAAATAGATGTGAAATTTTGGCCGTGCTGCCTTTGTTCCTTTAATAAGCATATGATTACGACTAGTTGCCAAGGCAAACTGGTAATCATCAAAAAGTTCTTCCAGCATCTCTGCCGTAACCCACTCATCTGGATTTTCTGTGTGGTCATTATCAATATCCATGACCACAACATCCGATTGAAGAAAGTTTGTGGTGGAGCGCGTGTTGTTTTGATATCTCGCAGCTACATGGTCAAACTGGACTGCTTGGATTAAAGTCTGTTCATCAGTCACAATGACTTGATTTGGGTAGACTGTGGTTGTCTGATTTCCAGTCTGTCCAGAGGTAAATAATGTTAATTGCATTTGATTCCTCCATTTTTAGTTATGGTTTGAGAGTTTCCCCTCCTACCTTACTAAGTAGAGTTGGTGACAGATTTTCCGCTCAAATCGATAATTTTTTCAAAAAAAATAATCTTCCTTTATATACCGAGGAAGATTACTTTTTGTCTTAGGTGATAAGTTGTGCTGAATAAAATTTTTTTGAATTTTTTTGTCCAAAAAGCGGAAAAATTATCCTCACGGTTACTTAGTAAGGTGTAAGGGATAAAAAAACCGCTGAAATAAAAAAATTTGAAAAAGTTGCTTCAAAAGCGGAAAAACTCCTCTCAATCTTACTTAGTAAGGTAGAGAGAGGTTCTCTTAGAAAAACAGAGGAGGTCACATAAATGACTGACAAACCAACAACTGTTACCCATGATGAAGAATTGGCTGATACCTTAATCGCCATCAGCATCATATCAAAACGACTCGCTACCAAAATCAAGGAGGAAGACAACCATGAGTCACATGAAGAAAATCGCTAGTCTGCTTGCAGAGCTAGAACAAAACAACCGCAACATTCTTGAAATCACAGAACGTAATCAAACCATCCGTTTTGACATTCAAGACTTGCTCAGTCCAAAGGAAAGTCAAGTAGAAGAAAAACAACCAGTACCAACCTTTACCAAGGAAGATGTCCGCAAGATTCTAGCTAGAAAAGCAGCAGACGGTTTCAAGGAGGAAGTCAAAGCTCTTCTTAAAGCCTACGGTGCTGAATCGCTGTCTACCTTAGATGAGAAACACTACGGTGCTGTCATTGAAGAGGCTGGAGGTATTGGTAATGACTAGCCATGCTCTACTATCAGCATCTTCTGCCAGTCGGTGGATAGCTTGTCCACCCAGTGTGCGACTAACAGAAAACATCCCTGATCAGACAAGTACCTTTGCCCAAGAAGGAACGGATGCCCACGAGCTATGTGCTTATCTTGTAGAGAAGGCACTCGGCAGAAAGGCGCGTGATCCGACTGCGAGTCTAGAATACTACTCTGATGAAATGCAAGAATGTGCCGAGGAATATCGGAACTATGTCTTAGGTCAGATTGAAATCGCCAAGTCACGCTCACCAGACCCACTGGTTCTAATTGAGCAACGGCTCAACTTTGCCAGATGGATACCTGATGGATTTGGAACAGGAGACTGTGTGATTGTCGCAGACGGACTTCTACAAGTGATTGACTACAAGCACGGTTTAGGTGTCCTTGTCTCAGCCGAACATAACGCACAGATGATGTGCTACGCCTTGGGGGCTTTGGACATGTTTGAGGAACTCTATGAGATTGAGTTCATCACCATGACCATCTTCCAACCTAGACGTGACAACATTTCAACCTTTGAAATGACCAAAGAAGACCTCCTAGAGTGGGCTGAAAAGGAACTTGCACCAAAAGCTCAACTCGCCTATGAAGGACAGGGAGAAATGCAGTCTGGTAAACACTGTCAGTTCTGTAAACTCAAGGCTGTCTGCCGTAAGCGAGCAGAGGACAATCTCGCACTTGCTAGAATGGAATTCGCAGACCCAAGCACACTTGACGCACAAGACATCGCAGAAATTCTACCTAAGATTGACCAGCTCACTAGCTGGGCCAACGATGTCAAAGCCTATGCCTTTGAAGAGGCGACATCAGGACGCACCATACCAGGCTACAAACTGGTAGAAGGACGCTCCACTCGGAAGTTTACTGATGAAAGTAAGGTCGCTCAAGCTGTCCTCGACATCGGACTTGACCCTTACGAGAAGAAACTTCTAACCATCACTGCCATGACTAAACTCCTTGGCAAGAAACAATTCAATAGCCTGCTTGGTGGTCTTATCTTCAAACCAAGCGGTAAACCGCAACTCGTTCCAATTGACGACAGCCGTCAAGAAATGAACCTAACTACAAATGATTTTAAAGAGGATTAAAGAATGACAATAACTGTACAAACAACTAAAGTAATCACTGGTCCAAATACACGCTTCAGCTACTTGAATGCCAATGAACCGAAATCAATCAATGGTGGTACGCCTAAGTATAGTGTGTCACTTATCATTCCAAAAGATGATACGGCTACTATTGATAAAATCCACGCAGCTATTGAACTTGCCTATAAAGAGGGGGAATCTAAACTCAAAGGCAATGGCAAAACTGTTCCAGCTCTCTCTGTGATTAAGACACCACTCCGTGATGGCGACTTAGAACGTCCAGATGATGCGGCATATCAAAATGCCTACTTCGTGAATGCCAACTCCCCACATAAACCAGGTGTAGTCGATGCCAATCGCCAAGAAATTATTGATACCGCAGAACTCTACTCTGGTATCTATGGTCGCGCATCCATCTCCTTCTACGCCTTCAACTCCAATGGTAATAAGGGGATTGCTTGTGGGTTGAACAACCTTCAAAAGTTGCGTGACGGTGAGCCACTCGGTGGACGTACTCGTGCAGAGGACGACTTTGCGACTGAAGATGATGATGATTTTTTGAACTAATTTAGCTTAGTGGGTGGGACTCACTTCCCACCTGCTATTTCATTTTAAAAGAGGTAAACAATGACAACAATAAATAACTTGATAAATTTGATCTCCGAAGCAACAGTTGCGACTATCTTATTTTCTATCTGGGCTTACGCTTGGATTACCTTAGTTAAATGGTTTGTGGATATTTCTAAAATGGCACTACATCACTTATTTCCAAATGTGAAATGGTTTAAATAATAAAGAGGAGGAAAAAAGAATGACCGAATACGAACACTTTATGTTGCAGATGTGTTTTAGCATGTTACTCGGCTACACCTGCGGGATGTTGCTCACCATTATCACGGACACAATTGGCAACATTAAAGAAAGACGAAAATCACGAAAAGATAAATCTCATAAATAATAACTTGGGTGGTGGTTTATATCATCGCCCTTATTTTGGAGGAATATACCTATGAAAGAACTATCCATTGATATTGAAACCTACTCAGAAGTTGATTTACGAAAGTCAGGTGTCTATCGCTACGCAGAAGATGATTCTTTTGAAATCTTACTTGTTGCGATTTCTGCCGACAATGGCTCCGTAACAGTTTATGATTTAACTAAGGAAGACTTACCTAAAGATATCATTGATGCCATTGTATCTGATGACGTTATCAAATGGGCTTACAATGCCAACTTTGAACGTGTCTGTTTCACTAATTGGCTCAATAAACACCACCCAGAGTTAATGACTGAGTATTTCCTCTCTCCCACCTCATGGCGGTGCAGCATGATTTGGTCGGCCTATATGGGGTTGCCATTATCCCTAGAAGGAGTCGGTAGTATCCTTGGATTAGATAAACAAAAACTCACATCAGGAAAAGACCTAATTCGCTACTTCTGCTTGCCCTGTCCACCAACTAAGGTCAATGGAGGTCGGACTCGTAATTCTCCTCATCACGCACCAGATAAATGGAGTGATTTCATCCTATATAATAAACGTGATGTAGAGGTTGAGTTATCTATCAAGGACAAACTGAAAAAATTTCCTGTGCCTGACTTTGTCTGGGCAGAATATCATCAAGACCAAATCATCAACGACAGAGGTATCAAGATTGACAGAGCCTTCGTTGAAGCTGCTCTTGAGATTGACCGAGTCAGTAAAGACAACATCAAAACAGAACTCAAACAACTGACTGGACTGGACAATCCAAACTCTGTTCAACAAATGATTGGCTGGTTACGTGAACATGGTGTTACAACTGACTCGCTTGATAAGAAAGCCGTTAACGACCTTCTAAAAACCGTGGATGAAACGACTGCTAGGGTGCTTAGGCTTCGTCAGAAGGCAGCTAAATCAAGTGTCTCTAAATATCAAGCCATGATGAACTGTATCTGTAAGGACGGACGTGCAAGAGGAATGTTTCAGTTCTACGGAGCAAACCGAACTGGACGTTGGGCTGGCCGATTGGTTCAACTTCAAAACCTACCCCAGAACCATTTGAGTGACCTAGAGGAAGCAAGAACACTCTTTAAAATTGGAGACCTAGAGACAGCTGAATTACTCTATGATACTCAGGACACCCTTTCACAGTTAATCCGTACAGCTTTCATCCCCGATGAAGATAGGAAATTCATTGTCTGTGACTTCTCTGCTATTGAAGCGCGTGTACTCTCCCACCTTGCAGGTGAGACTTGGCGCAGTAAAGTCTTTGAGCGTGGCGAAGATATCTACTGTGCCAGCGCCAGCAAAATGTTCCATGTACCTGTGGAGAAACACGGAGTCAATAGCCATTTACGTCAAAAAGGTAAAATCTCAGAGTTGGCTCTTGGCTATGGTGGTTCAGTTGGTGCTTTAAAAGCTATGGGTGCTCTTGAAATGGGATTGGATGAGGAAGAACTCCAACCTCTTGTGGATGCATGGAGGCAGTCTAATCCCAACATAGTTTTATTCTGGTGGGATGTAGACAAAGCAGTAAAAACAACCGTTAAACAGAGAATCAAGACATCTACCCATGGGATTACCTTTGAGGTTAAGAGTGGCTTGTTATTCATCACTCTACCATCTGGTCGTCGCTTGTCCTATGTCAAACCTAGGATGGGAGAGAACCAATTTGGTGGTGAATCAGTCACATATGAGGGGCTTGTAACAGGCAAGAAATGGGATCGCATTGAAAGTTATGGTCCAAAATTTGTCGAAAATATAGCCCAGGCCATCAGTCGTGATTTATTAGCCTATGCCATGCGATTTTTAGGCAATGAAAAGATTGTCGGTCATGTCCATGATGAAGTTATCCTTGAAGCGAAGCCAGAGCAGGCAGTCGATGATATTGCCAACCGTATGGCGAATACTCCAGACTGGATGAAGAATATAAATCTCCGAGCAGATGGGTATGAATGTGACTTCTATCAGAAAGACTAAAAAAGCAGTTCCTTTACATGTTGGAGGAACTGCTTTCTATAACCATTATTTATAAAAGATTTCTAGTGCTTCTAAAGCCTTCTTTATTAGGTGATAGCCTTGCGATTTTTTCAAATCTAGACTTTCAATGACTTCATTTTTGGTATGGCCTATACTAAGCATTTCTAATATTTTACCGAAACGTTCATCAGCCTTATCTAACTCAAGGATAAATGACTTAAACTCTTCATTCACAAGAAAGGATTCAAAATCGGAGATATCATCTGGAACATCCAGGCACATTACTCCATCCTCTGTTGCAATTTCAGTCAATGCTTCAAAAGAAACAAAGGAAAGCTGGAATTTTCGATTATCATTTCGATAATCTGATAGGTACTCGTTAACATCCCTATAATAGCACTGTATTGAAATTTCTTGTTCTGTTTCATCAACAGGGAAAAAGGCTACTTGTACCTTATGACCTCCATAATTGAAGGTCTTCAACGTTTCTCGTTTGAGGTTCATATCCAGTATCATTTGATAGTCCCAGACTAGCATTGGGGCTAATACCTGCCCTTCAACAAATGGATATTGAGTAGAGTTTGTTTGCGTTTCACAAAATTGGCGTAGTTTGACATAAGTTGACATTTCTTGTCTCCGTTAATTTCTATAACGGAGCAAACTGCCAACGTATTCAGATAATAGCTAAATAACCACATTTAGAGTTTCCTCCGTTAATGTAGTCAGCAACATAAAAAATCTGACGGTAATCTTTCAAAATCCTCGTTTATGTTATGCTTGATCAGAGCCAAGGATTTTGGAAGGTGGCAAGGTATAGTTTACTGTCATATACTGGACAACTAATTCTATGATATTAGTATAGCTTTAGTATTAGTAACTTGACAGACCAGAAATTGACCGGTTTTAGAGGGGAAATAACCCAATTTAAAGCACAAATCTACACAAAAAACATATTTGACAATAAAAAAAGACCGCTCAAAATTTGAGCGGTAGAAACTTATTTTTTCTCTTCTTTTTTCAAAAAACCTGGTATCCCCATTTCAATGAGCCAGCTATTGCACTTATCAGTTCCCAAATGGTAAAAATTTCTTAGCACCATTTTGTATGCAGAATGGGTAGGCATTTCATCTCTGAATGATGTCCCACTCTTATTAATCAAATCGAAACTTAAGTCTGGATATAATTTCATTCCAAGCGATAAAGCCATCATCGTTTCAATACTTCTCTTTGCTTCATGAGTGGTTTCCAATCTACGAATCGTAGCAACACTGATATAGGAAAGTTCTTCTAGATTTTCTTGAGTGAGTTTCTTTCTCGTTCTATGAAAAACGAGGGTTTTAGGAAACGAGCCAGGTAATTCTTCCTTTATCTTAGCCAGTTCCTTAAATATTTCACCATTTTGAATTTCAATTGTTCCATTAACTATCGTTAGATAGTCGGAAAAATCGACCTCTATTTCAACAGCAGCTTTTCCTCGATACATGATGTAATCATTGAAAGTTGTAATAGAGATATCCTTTTTTCGATCAGACTTGTAGAAGATATCAAATACTAAGCAACATTCATCCATATGTTCATATGCATAATCCGTCATTTCATAAATACCAAACTCTATCATATTTACATACTTAGAGTTATTCAAGCAAAAATGAGAATCTACATAGACATATTGATTCGCATCCATTATTTCACGAAATCTCTCATTTTTCCAATTTAATAGACATGCATTCGAAAATGAAATTGTGAAGGTCTGATTCGATGCAAGAGCCTTCAATTCAAAAGAATAGCTACGTAAATACTGATTTCCCACAAAATTGTAGATTCCCTCAAATTCTTTATAACCTAACTGTTGAAGTCTAATTTTAGCTGCAAGCCTAGATACTTGGAAAAAATCAGCAATATCATCAATAACCTGTTCAAACATATTAGGCTTCAAATCCTCTGAATACTTTAGCGAATATTCTGTGAACAGCTCATTAACTTTCTGTTTTGTTGTCTTTTTAGGCATTAATAAACGAGGTGCTATACTATTAGCGTGCCACTCCATCCATTCTGTATCGGTCCACTTCAACGCTGTATACTCAGAATTAGCATCAATAAAAGATGTATTAGCGTTACTATCAACTATCATCCGACATTCCTGATAGTTTCTATGCAATATCCAGTGAACAAGCTCATGAACAACCGTATTATTATAGCTACCTAAATTCCTTAGGTCTTTTATCGCTGGATCGACAACAATTGTACCTTTAGAAACATCAAGCGAACGAGGCTGGTCACTTTCTTCAAAAACACTAATTTTCATGTCTTTGAAAACTATTTCACCTAAAACACTATTATCCTTCGAAAGTTTCTTTTCAATTAACTTAACGTCAAGAAGTGACAATAGCTTGCTCACGTCTAAAGCGCGAGGTGCTTCAAGCACCAAAGGTTGATAAGTCTTTAATATTTGTTCGGATACAGTTTCCAGCATACCTGAAGAGATAATTGGTACAAAATTATCCGTGAACTCAGATTTAAACTCCACCTTATTATCAGTATCTTCAACCTTAACAATTTTGAATCCCTTTATGCCGCTATCCAATTTGTAGATGATATGAACATTGAGCCAAGTTTCCCCATTATCGATTTCATAACCGTATCTTCCATATCCTTTTACTTCTAGAAAGCATACTACTTTTAAAATTGAATATAGCCCTTGGCTAGTTTTTTTAGTTGTAACAATATATTGAATATCAAAGTCGTCAATATCCAAATGCCTAATATCTTCTATGTTAGTCTTTGAAATATTAATCTCTTTTGAATTATATCTAACATATTTTTTTAGATGATAAATTGTAAAATATAGTGCAACAAAAAAACTCATAGTGTTTCATTGGTGTAAACTGTAAGTAACCACACAAACAGAACCCGAGGAAAAACTA